TACCAACATCCGATATAAATTTCTTTATCCCGTTTGCTGTACTGTATATTTTTAATATTCCATTTCCATCATCTTCTATAAGTGATAATACTGTTGTTCCGTCTGTTTTGATAAACTGAAAAGAAGAGGTTGTAACAACTGCTGAGTGCCCTCCGTGTGGATGATATATTGGATTTTCAAATTTAACAGTATGTGTATTTTCTTCTCCTATTATGGGTTCAATTCTTTTTTGTATAATGACAGATGTTTCATTTCCAAGAATAGAATTATCAGAATCATCCAATGCTTTTATAAATTTAGAATATCTAAAGTTTCTATCAAATCTATCAAGGGTAGTTACAGTGTAGTTGATAATAGAACCTATTACTAATGCTTTAATATCTTCGGCTGACTTTGAAGTTGTATTAGAGTCATATACTACATTAGTATTTAATAGTAAGTAAATATAATTTGGGTCTACCACATCGGGAATTATACTTACAATATTTTTTTCTTTCAATAAATTTTGTAAACTAATCTTTTCTGAATTATTAAGAACACTTGAATTGGTTGGTTTAACCGAAACAAATACTTTACCATATTCGGGTGGGTCGTTGTCTTCCCCGCCCCATACGAAAACATCGTTCGAGTTTGTATAATTTTGTTTAATGAAATTTATATAATCATCTTTGGTTACATTCCTGTCTTGTGATTGGTATGCTCTCGGCGCATTATACTTCACTGATTCCAAACTCTCTTTACCATCACCACCATTGGAACTTGTTGTTACTTCAATGTCTGCAAAACCACCATTGGAAGTAAATGTCCTTCCAGAAAGGCTATCGGTATTTCCTATGTCATTTGCCTCTGTTCCGTTTGTGATTAAATAATCAACTACTATAATATTACCATCACTTAATTTTTGTCCAAGTATACCATCACCAAACAAAATTTCATAATGTCCATCTTCTGTTTCTTGAGGAAAGAATACTTTTGAAGTTGGTGTTAATTCTGTAATGTCATTAATTTCTGTCCACGAATCTGTATACCCCTCACTATTGGTTGTTGATTTGGCAACGGTAATACTAAGGCGACTCATGTCTACATTTTTTTCTGGGATAATAAATCTTTGATTTTTTACATTGTTGTCTACAAGAAATGATGCACTTCTCCATGTACCTTCTACAATTGCAACATCTCTTGCAATCTTTTGTGTTGCACTAAGAACTTCAAATTCAGTTGAATCTGGATTGGTGAATGTGTATGTTACATTATCTTTTCTTGCGGTGAATTTGGTGCGCTTATTTAGTATCGTTGTCGATGGGTCGGAACTGTTAAGTGTAATATTAACTATAGCAGTAGATGCCGAATATGACGATGGAGTATATCCTAATGCTTTGGCGTGAGATATTACAGAAGTTCTTTTCACTGCACTGTCTAAGAACATTTCATTTGCAACCATGTTATTGTAGAATCCTTGGTAATGTGTTACATATGCCAAGATGTCCAACATAACAGACATACCAGAACCTTCAAAGTTAAAGTCACTGAATTGGTCAAGACCACTGAGATAATTTTTCAAATTTTCCTTGATTCCAAAAAAGTCTAAACTATCTATTTGTATTTTTCTATTACTACTCATCGTAATCTCTCCATTTGAAACGAGACACTTTCAATTGTTGGTTGGTTTATTATTTGATAATGTATTGTAATGCTATATGAATCTCCGTTTGCATTAATGCCTGTATCTACCTTAATCAAATTTATTCTTGGTTCGTTTTTTTGCAGTACATAGGTTATTACTTTCCGTAATTCTACGGTTACAACAGGAGATGCCTGTTCAAACAACAGCCCTCTAATGCGAGAATCAATATGTGGCTGAAATGGTTTATCAAATCTTCCCATATATACAAGATTCCTAACCGATTGTTTTACAGCATCTTTGTTTAACTTTTGCACTATATCACCTGTGATTGGGTGTGCAATAAAATCCAAGTCTAGGTCTTTATATCGTGTTGTGTTTGCTTGTCCTGCCATATTATTATTTATGCTTCATTTTCCGTCTTTGGTTAATTAATTCCACTTCTATTAAAGATTGACTCCTATTTAACCAATCTATTACAATTTCTTCTTCTGCATTGTCTACCTTTTCCCACCGGCACCATTGGGCACAAACATACCCCACTATAAGATTATCTTTTTTAATGGGTAAAACTGAAAATGCAATTATGTTAGCACTTTCCAGCGCGTGTCTTGCATGGCATTCTTCCATATTAGAAACATATTGAATTTGTGCATCATCGGCCTTTATGTGTTTGAGAAATGGCATATACATACTCATTGTCATTTCTTGGCTATCGTCACTTTCCCCTGCAATACTTCTTTCCAAAGATTCGTGGGTGAGAGACATCTTTTTCATTGATATGCCATCTAAAAATTCACCACCATTATGAAATTGTATTAATTGTGTTCTCGCACAGTCCACCATCAACCGCAATTCTGTAATAGTCTCTTGAATATTAGTATGAACATTCCAAAATTCTTCGGGAAAATCTAAAATAGGAGATATAATGTCTTTGGTTTTCTTCTTCTTCTTCTTTTTATGTCGCAACACAAAAGTAAAAAAACCAACCGCGACAGCGCCGATTGAAATGCCTACTTTTGCCCATTCGTTCCATGATGATATGTCCATAAACTTTCCCTTTTTGTTATATTATGTATGTTTTTGGGTATATCATTATCCACCCGCTGTTACTTTTGAATGTCCTGTTGCGCTTTCAAGGCAAGTTGAAACATCTCCTGCTCGTACTACTCCCTTGCCGTTTGCTTTTACTGTTGTTGAACCAGCATACATGAATGCTGGCATCAATTCTCCATGTCCAGGTACGGGTCCGTGTGCCGTTAGTGGTGAACCTTTTAGTGCAACAGGCTCTCCGCCTACATTTACATTGGATGCACCTAAAGTCATCTTCGCTCCAAATACTCCCACTATGTCTGTTGTTCTTGCTATACCGTTTGCCATTTATTATCCTATGGGTTTAAATCAATCGTACTACCTTTTAGTGTCATCTTTCCTGTAGATGTAATATCAATTGCACCGCTTGCCACCATCTTAATGTCTTTTGAGTTGATGTCTAAGTTTCCTTCTGATATAGTCATCGTAACATCATTTGTAATTTCTTGTTCTACTTTACCCTTCAATACTTGTTTCACATTACCATCAACTTGTATGTCTGCTGTCCCTCCAACAAATTGTTTCACACTACCATTTACAACTTGATTTAAATTACCATCAACTTGTATGTCTGCTGTCCCTCCAACAAATTGTTTCACATTACCATCAACTTGTATGTCTGCGTTACCTTCAACATAAAAAGTGAAGTTGCCATTTTCTCCTGTGCCTCCTGATGCGCCTTCACCACTGCTACCCGATGCACCTCCGCCAATAAATATATTAGTATTACCTGTAATATTTATAAACTTTTTACCCATTGTCAATTCATAATCATCGCCAATAATCTTTACAGTTTTACTTCCGTCTGGATAAATTTCTTCAAATGTTCCTGATTTGTGGTAAATGTGGATTCGTTCTGCATCTGGCGTATCATCGAATTCTTGAATATGTCCACTCTCCGATTCGTACACATGATTGTATGGATACTGTGCATTGAATGGGGTGATTGGTTCACTCCAAGTTTCGCCTGAGTTTGCAATAGGATATGATGAACCACTTGCGCCTTCAACCTTACCCTCGAAAATTGTTCCAGTTGTAACACCTCTTGCAAGTCGGTTGGTATCTTGTTCGCCAGTGTATCCGTCTTTTGGATATTTGCCACTTGGGTCACTAAATCCTGTTAATGTCTGGGGTGAAGCAGTGCCACCGTTTACTTCACTACCATTTCCGGCATCACCCGATGCGCCTTCAAGTTTAACAGTAGCAAATCCACCAATTGTGCCAAAATAAACTGGCTCTTGGCAATCTAAACCATCTCTGAAAAATCCAACTACCCATGTACCTTCAACTGGACCAAGGGGAGTTTGTCCGATTCCATTCATAGCCGCTGATGTTATTGGTTGGACAGGAAATGCCCAAGGCAAATGTTCAGTTGGTATGTCTATTTTATTTGGTGAATGAAATCCGAGGCATCGTATTCTACATCTGCCCAATTTCATAGGGTCTTTTCTGTCTTCGACAACTCCTTGAAACCAAATAAATCCATCTTTCCCCATAAAATTCATACGACATATCCTCCAAAATCACCAATGTTTGTTGGTATGTTATTATCAAACATATCAGTTGGGGATGGAGTATTAATTATGCTTTCTTGAGATGTTGGTAAAGAATCTATATAAGAATCCTTAGACAATTTCAATTTCAAAGTATGTCCCTTGGAACTATTACTAATATTATGCTCAATTGAAGTAATAATATAATTACCACTCACCATTTTATCTATTTCTATATTATCTTCAAAGTCCGAGCCCTCGAAACTATGAACTATAACAGATACTATATCTCCAACTCTCCTATCAGAATCGCCACCAACATCAAATCGAATAGAACTTGATTTAAGTTGTGTTAAATTTGCATCATGTTTTTGAATATAGTTAAAGAACCCATCATTACCAGAACGATATTCTACTTGCGTATCTGCTTGACCATGTAGTTGCAAATGAACTGGAACAAAATAATGTTTACTGTCTACTTGTGGCGAATAGTTTCCATAGTTAGGAATAATTGGATGTGTATTTATATGCCTCGAAGTTTCAAAATCTGAACTATAGTCGTAAGTTACCTTGCCATAGTTTTTGTTAATGATGTCATGATATATCATTACAGATGACCATGTGCCTTTATGTGTTTCTAAACTTCTGTCAAATCCGTCTATGACTAAATTCTTCATATTAGAATATGTTTTGTTTAAATCAATATCAGATTTGGGATTATCTCTAATAGTATCATCTAAATCTGTTGCACCGAATACATATTCGTGTACAGGGGCTTCATCAAGAAGTGTGCCCACACTAAGAAAATGAAATCCATTTAAATCTTGATAAAAAACATAATTACAACTTGTGTGTTCATCATCAGCAATTGCTCGTTTTGATAACCAATGAATTGCTTTCATTGGATTAAAGTTTGGTATAAGGAGAGTTTGTTCACCAAGAGTGGGCTCAACATCAACCAATTCAATACCGGCTTCGTTAGTTAGATAATTTTTAAATATATCACTCACCATTGCGCTTATAGATGTTTTATATGATTTGCTAATCTTGTTAAACATACTCTGAATAAATAATGGCTCTACAAAATGAATATCATATAATTGTGATTGTTTATTATCTAATGGCATTCTTGGAGTCAATTTATCAATTACAAACAATTTATCTATTTCAGGGTGTCCGGGTGAATTAAATACTATATGCAATCCTTCACTTCCAGTTAAGGGAATGTTACTTGGCAAGTTTTTGCTTTCAAAGTTTGTTGCTATACCGTGCAGACAATGTTCAAACATATTTTCTCTTATTATAACATTAGAACAATCGTTAGTGATGTCAATTGTTGTTCCATCCGCGGTTATGATGTTAATAGTTAAAATTCTAACATCATCAATTCGTTGAGTTGCTTCTGGCCCACCGGCAGGTGGTGGAGAAGAACCTGGAATTATATTATTTTGTAATCCCATTTATAATTATCTCTTGATTAACGCTTTAAATTCACGGACAACTTGATTTAAAAATTCTGGTTTCAATAGAGATATTGTTCGTTTAGATTCATTTTTGTCTATTTCATAATCAAGATTTGTTTTTACATAATCACTTGAACCGTTCATTATGTAACTATACAACAAACTTTTACCGTATGTAATACCCGCCGGTCCAATTGAAACTTGACCTGCGCCATCGGGAGCATATTGTGAAAGTGGGTCTATCCAAACCGTAGAAGTGCTGGCACCTCCACCTATATCATCATACCCATCAAATTCATCACCAGAATTTTCAAAATGATGTAGTGATTGCATTTCATCCGAAACTATTCTCTTAATAGTTGCCTCTCCAACATAATCATTTTCTATGTTTGTACCACCTGTTCCATTATATGCACGAATAGTATCGTCTACTGAAAATGTATTATTTGTAGAGTTAATATTAATGCGATGATAAACGGGGTCATAATCTTTTACTAAGCAAGACCATCCTGTCACTCCTGTTCCACTGTGTTTTATTAAGGTATCATCTTTTAAAAATGAACCACTTATTCCATCATCATCCAAATATAAATCAATACCATTATATTTGTAAGTAACCATCTTTTCTAATTTTCTTACACTTAACGGCCATTCAAAGAAGGTGTCGAATATATTATTAAATATTAATATAACCCAATGATATTCCGCAGAACCATATAGTTCTTTTGAAATTGATTCGGGAGTATCTGTATCTAATATATCATAATCAACAAAGTAATATGAACCACTTAAATCATCATCCGAATTAAAACCCACTCGTCTTAAAATGTCTACTGCCTTTACAACACCAGATGTAATTCCATCATTGTCAGTAGCATCAAGAAGTATCTTGGGGAATTTATTAAAGTACATTGTATTTAATATCCTTGTTCTATTTGACCGGCATTAAGAATTGACATTTCTTCAAAGGTCAAACTCATAGTCATGTTTGTTGGAGCGCCGTTGTCGAATGTTGAAAACGAACCACTTGATGCGTAGTCCACATTAATTTCTCTTAATGCACATCTACCAATTTTATTTATCCAGTCATTTTCCATCACCGTTCCGTGTTGGTTTACTGAATGGTATTCAATTTCAAATTCCGCAGGAAATGTATAAAATGCACCCTTACCATATTGCATATTTAGTTGAGGGTATGCATGCATCTTGAATCGTTTAATTATTTGATATGCTAATACAGATTCTTCTTCGTTTCTTGGAGAGAAGTTAAATTGAAATTCAAATTTCCTTGACACTGGTTCACGAAATACCAATTGCTTTCTTGGGTTTGGCGCCATTCTTGCTCCTGCCAATAAAGCCGAGTCTATATTAGTATTCAATCCAACAAACGACATTAGGGTATCTGCTATACCTGGAAGTTTCTTGATTGCCGCGTTGGTTGCTAGTCCTATTTTATCATTTAAAATTCCCTGCATAAATGACATATCCAGTTGTTCATATTCCAACAAAGAAAGGTTTTGGATTTTTTGTGGCATATACATTGCAATAGTTTCTTTGGTGTCGTTGATAGCCTCACCGAATCTTGCAGTTTGTCCAGTCTCCGCCTGTAATTTATCCGACCTCGCCGCGTGGTCCAAAGCCAATTTTGTTTGATACGCTTGGAATGTGTCATAGTGTTTTTTTCTTTCTGCATTTTTCGGGTCGTTCAAAAAATCTTTTTGCGCTTGTGAATATCCGGCGGCACCGCCACCCAATACTCCCAAGACAAGAGAAGCGCCTCTAGCAACTTTTCCCCAAGCCCCTGGTATTCCCTTCAAACCAAATCTATTAAATAAAGCCATCGCGCCTCCACCAGCACCCGCGCCAACCGCGGCTCCCTTTACTCCAATTTGTTTTGCTTCTTGGTCTAATGAGAAAGCCTGACCAAGTTCCGCCTCGTTCAAACCACCCAATGTCTTGTCAGAATATTTATCACCCCAAATATGAAATACTATAAAATGGGTATGCTCATCATTCTCGGTTTCAAGTGTACTGGGATATACCAACCTGTCGGGGGATTGACCCCAAACACCTGCCACTTGTGTCGCGGTGTTGTCCATTCCCAGCGGATTACCAAGTCCAATTTGGTTTATGGCATTTATCATTCCAAAATTAAATCCAGACATATATCTTCCTCTTTAGTTTATAGTTCATATATATTTATATATGGCGTATAAAGGAAAATTCAAACCCAAACAGTCAAAAAAATACATTGGTAATCCCACCAAGATTGTATATCGCAGTTTACTTGAAAAAAGATTTATGTTGTATTGTGATAAAACTGATGCCATATTAGAATGGGGTTCAGAAGAAGTGGTAGTGCCATATAAATCACCCATTGATAAAAGGATGCACAGATATTTTGTAGATTTCATCGTCAAGTTGAAAAACCAAAAAGGTATAACAGAAACTGTACTGATTGAAGTAAAACCCAAGAAGCAATGTTCTCCACCGTCAAAGAAAAGCAAACGGTTTTTAAATGAAATGAAAACATATGGCATAAACACTGCCAAATGGAAAGCGGCAACAGAGTATGCAGAAAATAAAGGATGGAGATTTATTATTATGACTGATGAAACTTTATCCCCATAATTTACATACATAGTTATATGCCAGAATCTCAAGAAAACACAGAAAATGTACCAGCCCCACAAGAAGAATCCACCCCTTTAGGAAGTAAAGCGGCGGGGGCAAATTATTCATCTGGTCGCATACAAAACCCAGATGTGATTTTATCTCGATTGGGTGTGTTCGATGCTCTTGATGAATTATTTAAAGATACCGGCATACCACGGGGCTCAAAACAAGCAATGCAATGGTTCAAAGAATTAACAAGAGAACTATTTGAGCAAACTGACCTTTCCCCAGAAGAATCCGTTTTGCATGATAAAACCAGAATGATGCAAAAAAGTGGATACAAAAGAGAAGGGTCAATGTATCTCTTTAATTATTTTCCCAAAACCAAAAGTAAATTAAAATACTATGACATGTTTCCTCTTGTGTTTATTTTAAAATTTACTAAAGATGGATTTCTTGGATTAAATCTTCATTATCTTCCGCCATCATTAAGAGAAAGATTTTATACATTAATGAGAACAAAAGTTAGAGGAAGCATCGATAACAAATGGACCAGGATGCACATAACATACGAATTGTTAAAAAAGAATAAAGCATTTCGATATTATCGTCCATGTATCAAAAGATATAAGACTAAATATATTGGTTCAAGAATTTTACACATATACCCAAAGGATTGGGATTTTGCAATTCATTTACCGATAGAACGATTTAAAAAATCAGTAAAACAGGCAGTATGGATGGAAAGTAGACAAAAAATAATACAAAACATAGAAGGGTCGGCCGAACAATGAGTTTTTTACCAGAGATTGACACAAGTATTAATTTGCCATTTGGTATTGGTGGAATTGATTTATTTGGTGGTGGTTCGCAATATGTTCCAACAGCGATTGACTCTTTAATATCAAGTATTTCAAATTACAAACTTTCATATCCATTCAAGTATGAAATTTCATTTATAGGAGAATCGAGTTCAGTTAAGAATCTCCGACTTGCTATTTCTTGTGAAAGTATTACACTTCCGGGTAAAAGTATTGCAACACAACAAATTAAAATGCATGGTCCAGTACACGATATACCATACGAAGCATCGTTTGCAGGCGACTTGGATGTCACATTCAAACTCTCTGGCGATTTATTTGAACGGAATTATTTTGAAACATGGCAAGACAAAGTTATAAACCCAAACACAAACAACCTTAACTACATGAGCGAGTATGCACTGGGTATGGAAATTACGCAATTGGATATGGAAGACAATCCAGTATACCGATGTGTAATTGAGGATGTCTGGCCTAAAACTATTGCACCTGTTGCTCTTGGTGATGAAACAACAGGAAACAACAAACAACAAATAGGATTCTCTTATAGAAAATGGAGAGTTAAAAATGTAGACGATGTAGGATTCCTACAAGGCATCGTCAATAGATTAGATTTAAGAGGAAGATTGAATAGACAAATCACAGAACTTTTTAGTGACAGTCCAATACCACTGATACCAACAGCGGTTGGTGGTAGTGTAATAAATCTTCCTTGGGGTTTCGATGCCAGCAACATTTCCGCACAGGGCGGTCAAATGATTTCAAACCAATTGGGTGATTTACTAGGATAATTTAAAATGGAGAAAATATTATTATGACATTACCAACATTAGCGTTACCAAAATATCGTACAAAAATTAAATCAACAGATAAACCTATTTCATATAGGCCATTCATTGTAAGAGAAGAAAAGGTACTATTGGTTGCAATGGAAAGCAAAGAATACTCTATGATTTCCGATGCAATCAAACATATTGTAAATGAATGTACATTTCATAAACTCGACATAGACAGTTTGCCCGTATTTGATTTGACTTATCTCTTTCTAAATATAAGGGCTAAGTCAGTAGGAGAAACAGTCAATCCTATTATGATGTGTGGGAATTGTAATAATAATATTCCAGTTGAGGTTGATTTAACAAAAATAAAAATCAAAACAAATGATAAACATAAAACAAAAATTCAACTAGAAGGCGATGTTGGATGTGTGATGAAATATCCCACCACCAATGTAGATAAAGAAAACGAAAATTTTGATAAGGCAACCTCATCTATTGCAAATTGCATAGAGATGATTTACAGCGGAGATGAAGTATTTAAAACATCAGAACTCGAATCCCAAGAAGTGGTTGATTTCATTGAAGATTTATCTCATTCTAATTTCGAGAAACTTATTGAATTCTTTGATACTATGCCTAAACTTTCATATGATATAGAATATACTTGTGATAAATGTAATGAGAAAAATGTAAGAGTGTTGGAGGGATTGGGTGATTTTTTTCTCTAAGCCTCTCTCATGAATCTCTTGTAGTTTATTATAAACTCAATTTTCAGATGATGCATCACCACAATTATTCACTAGAAGAATTAGAAAATATGATACCTTGGGAGAGAGAGATTTATATGACAATGCTAACCGAACACATCAAAGAAGAAAACAAAAAGATAGAACAATCTAAGCAAAAATAATGTCAAAACGATTAGAACAATTACAAAAAAAGGCGGACATGGCCCGAGCGGCTCTTCGTCTTACTATGACATCAAAAGAATCGAGCGAGGATACTATTGATGAAATTATCGGTGAGTTTGAATCTACTCACGATTCAATTGATAAAGTATTTAGTAGCAAAGATGCAAAAGTAAAAGGTTCTACTAAAAAATTACTCGGCGATTTGAAAAAAATTCTTGATGATGCTAAAACTTCTGATAAAAAACAAATAAAAGAATTAACAAAACGAACGGAAGTAATATTTCAACACGCGTCTGCGAAAGCAGATTCCCCCGAACATCAACTCATCTCCATATTAGCGAGTGATACTCTTGTCGCTCTTTCAAAAATTAGAAAAACATATATTGATGACGCTGGTGGTGATGATTCTAATATTCTTACTACCGCAATTGAAGGGGTTTTAGGTAAAAGGCTCACTTCATTTGCACTGGGAGGTTCGTCAAGCGGAAAGAAAACAACAAAAAGTCGAAAAAGAATTCGTGCAGAATTGGCGGAGGATGAGGCAAGAGCAGATTTACAAGATGAAAAGGATAGATTAAAAGATAGCAGCGATAGCAGCGGCAAATCCAGTAGTGGCGATACCCCATCAGAAATAGCAGAAGATGAAAGAGAAGATGAAAGAGTTTTAATAGCACAAACAAACAGAGAAATTTATACTATTGATATATTAGAACAAGTTGATAAGAATGTAAAATTAATATGCGACGCGATGGGACTTAACCCAAAGTATGGTGCCGCCGGTGGTGTGCCTGGTGGTG